GAATCACCAATAGCAGCGTAAGAACAAGCGGCCACCTGATTTATATCGGCCCCGCCAATTACCAAATAGGGCTACCCAAAGTTCTCACTTTGGCCCCACTAGGAGGTGCGTAATGACTGACACAGATACCGACAATGTAGAGGAAGGAGTAATTCAACCTACTCCATATCGAAATCCAAGCTATTTTATGGAACAAGCTTCTGAGCTTGAAGAAGAAGATCAGGATTCTCAAGAGACTGACACCGACGAAGAGGTTGAAGCTTCGGAGGCCACTCAAGAAGATGAGGATAATTCTGTTTCTGATGAGGAGGAAACATTCCTAGCTCGTAAAGACAAACCGCATAACTTCAAGAAGCGGTACGATGATCTTAAAAAGCACTACGACAAGAGACTTGATCAGTGGAAATTGGAAAAGGGCAACTACGAAGAACGCCTGAAAGTTGAGACGAGAAAATCTCAACTTAAACTTCCAAAGACTGAAGAGGAACTTGAAACTTTTAAGCAACAGTACCCAGATGTTTATGCAGTTGTTGAAACTGTCTCGCATATGCAAGCAGACGACAGAGTAAGGATTGTTGAGAATAAAATCGAAGACCTCAAGAAACAGGAACATGAGCTAATCGTACAAAATGCTGAACAAGAACTTGTTAACCTTCAGCCTGACTTTCCAAATCTTAGGGAAGACAAAGCTTTTACGACATGGTTAGCCGATCAACCTGAGAGTATATCTGATGGGATATACAAAAACCGCACCGACGCACGGTGGGCAGCTAGGATTATTGATCTTTACAAGTCCGATACAGGGGTCAGAAAAAAATCTAAAACTAAACGGTCTGCTGCTGAAGCAGTTTCCAAAACTTCAAAAGGAAACCCACCTTCGGCAGATTTAGATGAAAAAGGTTTTAGAGCATCCGACATAGCGAAAATGAAACCTTGGGAATTTGAGCAACACGAAGCTGAGATTGACAAGGCTCATAGAGAAGGTCGGGTTATTCAGGACTTATAACAACAATATAAGGAGGCTGACATGGCTTTTCCAGCATCGGGCGGCTATACCAATTTACCTAATGGTAATTGGTCACCCGTCATTTACAGCCAAAAAGTCCTTAAGTTTTTCCGCACAGCTTCGGTGGCCGAAGATATTACGAACACCGATTATGCGGGTGAAATTGAGAGCTTTGGCGATACTGTCAAAATCATCGTTGAGCCGACTATTACTGTTAGCAGCTATACCCGTGGTTCTGTGGTAAGCCCACAAGACTTGCAGGATGATGTAATTTCAATGACCGTTGATCAGGCGAACTCGTTTGCCTTTAAGATTGATGACATTGAAGAGCGTCATTCTCATGTTAACTGGGAATCACTAGCCACTTCTGCCGGTGCTTATGCACTGAAGAATGAGTATGATCAGAATATTCTGACATACATGGTATCTAATGCTGGCACGACTGTCGGTTCTGATGGTTCGGGACAGGACGTAGGGCACACAGGCTCTGAAATTGATCCGTTGAACCTAATGGCTAACCACTCCAAGCGTCTTCATGCGAACGATGTTCCTGAAGAGAATCGCTTCTGGGTGGCAAGCCCTGAGTTCTACGAGCAATTGCAGCAGTCTAGTTCTAAACTGATGGACGCATCTGTTACGGGCGACGGTAATACCGATCTCCGTAATGGTAAGGTCCATAATGGCAAAATTGCAGGTTTCACTTGTTACATGACCAACAATTTGCCAGCTAGTTCCACTAGTAATTACTACAAAGTTTTATCGGGTCATATGTCTGGTATAGCAACTGCTAATCACATTGCTAAAACAGAACTTGTACGTGACCCCGATAGCTTTGCGGACGTAGTTCGTGGTCTGCATGTTTTTGGTCGCAAGATTTTGCGTTCCAAGGCTTTGCAGGTCGAACACGTTTTGATCGATTAAGAGGGAGATAAATCATGGCTACTTATGATCACACTACTGGTCAAGGTACGGCAGGACATCGCTCTCGTATGCGGTCAATGTACGTCCTTGAAAAAACTGTTGATATCGCTGCCGTCTGTACGGCTGGTGGTGTCTCTGCGCTAACTGCTGATGATATCATTCAAGCAATTGATATCCCGGCAGAAACTTACTTACTCCATGCGGGTGTAGAAGTTATTACTGCATTCAATGGAACGTCCCCTGTTCTTGATGTTGACTTTGCGGCTGGGGATGACTTTGTAGACGGCCAAACGGCTGCTTCTACGGGTTACAAGGCTGCTGGTTCTAATGGGCATGTAGACTATACTGCTGTTGCTACTTTTGCTAACAGGATTACAGCTACTGACACCCTTGATGTCAAAGTTGGTGCCGGTGCGAACGATGTTTCCACTGGCAAGGTCCGGGTATACGCAGTTCTTGTTGATATTTCCGGCGTAGAC